CTTGATGGTGCTATTTCAAATATTCGTCTTTGGCGACTTGGCGATTTTGATCATAAAATTCTTCCCACCAAAAATGCCATTGACAAATTGCGCAATATATTAGCAAGTAATGTTGGTGGGGGAACAATGGATTTAGTATGGGGTCCAGAACTTGACTTTAAAGAAAGCAATACGCAGATTTTTAAATTTCTTGGAACAGAAAAATACCAACCTGTTCTTAATAGTATTTATGCTGGGCTTGGTATTCCACCAACACTTACAGGTATTGCTGGAAATGGCGGTGGCTACACTAATAATTTTGTATCTCTCAAAACTCTTATTGAAAGATTAGAATATGGTAGAGATTTATTAAGTAAATTTTGGAATGGTGAAATTAGAAAAGTTCAAAAAGCAATGGGGTTTGCACAACCGGCAAAAATCCATTTTGATAATATGATACTTTCTGATGAATCTGCTGAAAAAAGTTTACTTGTTCAACTGGCAGACCGCGACATTGTTTCTATTGAAACAGTCCGTGAACGGTTTGGTGAAATTAGCGATATTGAAGATGCGCGAATTAAAACAGAAAATCGTGGGCGCAAATCTAAAAAGGTTCCACCAAAAACCGGACCTTATCATAATGCCCAAATAGAAGATGAATATAAAAAGATTGGTCTTAATAAAGATGTAATAACTATTGATCAGGTTACCGATTTAAAACCAAAACCTGAACCAGTAGTACAGGCTCCTACCACACAACCGCAGGATAAAAAACCAAATACTTCTGAAAATCCAGAAGGTGGTAGACCAAAAAATTCATTTGATACACAACCTCGTAAAAGAAAAGTTGTTAATCCAAGAACAAATGCAAGTTTGTTAATATGGGCAACGAATGCTCAAAAACAAATTAGCGAAATGTTACAACCTGCTTTATTAGCCCATTATGGTAAATCTAATATTAGAAAGTTGACAAAACAAGAGTCTGAGGAAGTTGAACTATCTAAGTTTGTTGTACTTGCTAATTTAGATCCATATGTTGATATTAGTCAGGATATAATACTTAATATACTAGAGTCTAGTGCAAAAATTAAAAGGGAAATATTAGTAGAAGTGGACAATTTAATAAAAGAATATATGGGCAAAAATTCTAAGTCACCCTCTGTTGAAGATATGCGCCAAATTTATTGTCTAGCATACTCTTATGTAAAAAGTACCCTTTCGTAAAAATTTGGTGTATAAGAAAAGTGAGGTGATCATATGAAAATTTATCCGCAAGAAATATTAGATGGTTTATCAGAAAAAGTTCAGTCTAGTGCAAGTGTTGCATTAGAATCTGAAATACTAATTGATTCTGATATGGCCCATCCTAATAAAGAAGAAATAGAGAAGACTCTAGCGGGCTATGGATTTTCTAATCCCGACCAAATAGATCTCTTCTATTTAAATTCTGTTTTAGTTTCTACTGGGTGGAACAAAAACGATGATGTTTTTGATGCTAGTGAGGCTTGGGCTGCTAGAGATACTCCTGTAGATAAACAGTTCAATTATATGCATGATGAAAGTGATATAATTGGACATATAACTGGCAGCATGGTTGTTGATCGTAACGGCAATAAAATTGATAGTGAAGAACCACCCCAACAATTTGATATTATTACATCAGCCGTTTTATATAAAAGCTGGAGTAATCCAGAATTAAGAGAAAGAATGTCTCAGCTTATTTCTGAGATAGAGGATGGAAAATGGGCTGTTTCTATGGAATGCTTATTTTCAGATTTTGATTACTCTGTAGTTTCACCAGATGGTGGGATGAAAGTAGTAGCAAGAAATGAAACATCAGCTTTTCTAACTAAACATCTTAGAGTTTATGGTGGGAAAGGAGAATACGAAGGATATAAAGTAGGAAGACTGTTACGAAATATATCTTTTTCTGGGAAGGGCTTGGTTAATAAACCGGCCAATCCAAGAAGTATTATTCTTAAAACAGAAGAAGATCCATTCGATGATTCAACTAGTAATCTTTTAATAGAGGAGTTCAGAATGTCTGATTCTCAAAGCGTCGATAGTGTCGAAATTGAAGTAGAAGCAGCGGTTGCTTCTGTCAATGACGAACTAGAGACTATCAAGGCTGATCATGAGGCTGTTGTTGCAGGTCTAACTGCAACAATTGCTGATAGAGATGCTAAGATCACAGAAATGGAAGAAAGTGCTGCTACACTTACTTCAGAACTAGAAGATGTTAAAGCTAAACTAGCTGATACATCAAAAGAACTTGGTGATGCTAAAGCAGAAATTCGCCAAATGATTCGTACAGCACAAGCTAAAGATGCTGGTATATCTGAAGATAAAATCGAAGATACGCTTGCTAAGTTTGATGTTGTAGATGATGAAGCATTTGCTGCGATGCTTGATCTCATCAAAACACAGGCTCATGTTAGTCTAGAATCTCCTTCTGATCCAGAACCGGTGGTTGTTGAAGAACCAGTTGCTGAAGCTGAAGAAGAAGTAGAAGAAGAAGTTGCAGAAGAAGAAGTAGAAGATGCTGAAGTTGAAGAAACTGAGGCCGCTCTAGTTGATGCTCCTGAGCCGGTGCAAAGCGGTTTTGCATCTGCTGCTGAATTCTTTAGAACATCTGTTCTAAAAACAACTAAAAATCTTAAGTAAGTGAGGTATATATAATGGCACTTAAAGGTGATCGTCACGAACTCGATACTGAAATTAGTTTTTTCCTAAACGAAACTGCTGAAAAAGGGCAGGTTGTTTCTGTCAGCACACAGGGATCTGGTGCTGCTATGGATAACAGCTCTGCACTAGCTACAGTTGCTGCTGAAGCGTCTGGTGCTGTTGCACTAGGTGTTCTATTAAACGATATGGTCAATATTGATCAGACTCGTCAGCACATTAACTGGCATAAAGATGAAGTTCAAAAGGGTGGTAAAGTTACCATTCTAACAAAGGGCTTCGTTGTTACCGACCAGATTAGTGGTAATCCGACTGCTGGTCAGGTTGCATATCTTGCTGATTCCGGTCTAATTGCTGGAACACAAGATGGTACTGCCCCGGCCATTGGTCGTTTCCTTTCAACAAAGGACGCTGATGGTTTCGCTAAAGTTTCCATCAACCTTCCCTAATTTAAACTCATAGATAGGAGAAATACATAATGTCTTTCACACAGAAACCAAGTCCTGAATTTATCGACCTTCTAAAGAAGGCTGGTTCAGCTAATAAGGCCGAGGCTCTAGTTGCACAACACGAACTAGCTAAGGCTATTGAACTACCTCTCCGTGAAGGTGTTCTTGTTGGCGATATCGCCGGTGGTATCTTTGAACGTATTACTATGGAGCCTGGTACTTCAACAGAATTTCCTCTTGATCTACTTGCTCCTGGTCAAGAAGATGAATTCGTTGCTTATACCAATCCTGGTCATGGTCGTATTCCTGAACGCGCTGTTGAAGGCGATTACGTCATGATTCCGACCTATAGCATCGCCAATGCTATTGACATGCTACTTCGTTATGTCCGTGAAGCTCGTTGGGATGTCGTCTCACGCGCTGCTCGCGTTTTAGAAGCCGGTTTTGTCAAGAAGATGAATGATGACGGTTGGCACACACTACTAGCCGCTGGTGTAGATCGTAACATTCTAGTTTACGATGCCGATGCTGCTGCTGGTCAGTTTACCAAGCGTCAGATTTCACTCATGAAGACTGTTATGCGCCGTAATGCTGGCGGTAACAGCGGTTCACTAAATCGTGGTCGTCTAACTGATATCTACCTCTCACCGGAAGGTCTAGAAGACATCCGTAACTGGGGTGTTGATCAGGCTGACGATACTACACGACGTGAGATTTATGTTGGTTCAGATGATAGTGCTGCTCTAACACGAATCTTTGGTGTTAATCTTCATGCTCTAGATGAACTTGGTCAGGGTCAGGAATACCAGAATTACTTCACAAGTAATCTCTCTGGCTCACTTGGTCCAGCAAGTGATGTTGAACTAATTGTTGGTCTTGATCTACAGTCCAACGATAGCTTCGTAATGCCCGTTAAGCAGGAAGTTACAGTCTTTGAAGATGATGCTCTACATCGTCATCAGAAGATGGGCTTCTATGGCTTTGCAGAAATTGGTTTTGGTGTTCTAGATTCACGTCGAGTTCTACTCGGCTCATTCTAAGCATCATACCTTATAAAAAGAAGAGAGGGAGGCAGAAATGTCTCCCTCTTTTTTATTTAGGTGTAGTATAAGTTGGAGGTACTAAATGAATTATCACATTTTATCACAAGAAATAAATGAAGATCCACTAGGGGTGGGATATGCTTCTATGGACGCATACCAAATTCGTGATTCCTTAAATAATAAAACAAGAGAAAATTATAAACTATTGTCCTCTAATGATTTATTGAAATGGTCGGGAATTAATGGGCGGTATATAAAAGTAAAAAAAGCATCAGAAGATTCGTCTTTATCAGATGAAGTAAGATCTGCGGCATATACTGCTGTTGTAATGGTAGAAAGAGATAATACTGTTTTTGATTTAAATGATCCAAAATCACAAGGTATTATGCAAATATTGGTACAAAACAATATTATTTCTGAAGATGATAAAAATAATTTAGTCTCTGATATAATAGAATATATAAGTAGAACTGAAGAATTAAGACTACCACCTGTTAGGAAAAAAGATGTAGAAAAGGTGCAAAATGGCGGTTAGTAAATCTTCAACACAAGTTACTTTTTCATCTGCAAATTCTATTTTAGTTTCTGGAGATAGTCAAGTAACTAGTGACTCAATATCACTATCCAGCAATAGTATTGCTGCACAACTGTCATTAAAGGCTGATCATTCTAGTACACCAACAACTGGTGATACTGTTGATTTTTATATTCTTTATTCTACTGGTGATCCAGATGGATCAGGTTCTGATGAGTTTGATACTCCGGAACACGGTCTCCATGTTGGAATTTTAGACTTAAATTTAGAAGATCCAGCACAAAAAACTGTAGATATTCCAGTAAGTGCTAAATCTTTTAAAATTTATGTAGATAATAATAGTTCTTCAAACTCAATTACTTGTTCCTCAGAAATTTATGAAACTTTAGTCTCTTAAAGGAGAAATATAAATGTCCGCAATGACTGACTGGTTTGAATCCGGCATTCTTAATCAAATCTTTCGTGGTATCACTTTAACATTACCAAGTACTGGTGTCTATATTGGTTTAACAGCAGACTCACCAACAGATGCTGATCCAACAGCGAATGAATTGAGTGGAAATGGATATGCTCGTATCCATGTTCCTACTGGGAACTGGAATGCGCCTGTGGCAGATGGTAATGGTCAATTAGTAGATAATAGCACCGCAATTGATTTTGCAACAGCGACTGGAAACTGGGGTTATGCAAGTGGTGTGATCATTTGTGATTCTGTTTCTGGTGGAAATGTACTAATGCGTGGAGACCTCACCACACCTCGTGATGTTTTAAGTGGTGATACATTTAGATTTAGTGCTGGCGATATGGACGTTAAGTTCGACTAATCCTTTTGCCGGGACATTTTTAAATGTTTGGTTTCCACAGTTTTAGTGAAAATCCGTTTTCTGCACTTACTGGCGACATCGGTGCCACTAAGACTGGTAGCGCATTGCTTAGTGCTTCTGGTGAATTACTTTCATCTGGAAGTCAATATATTAGCGGACTAAGTTTATTGAGTAGCAGCGGTGAATTATCATCTGCTGCTACTTTGTATATTTCTGCTGCAAATGCTTTAGAAAATAGTGGCACATTAACAGCAAATGGTACATTACAAGTTGCCGGAACCAGCGCATTAGAAGGTAGTGGTGAGCTAAGTTCTAACGGAACTCTTTACATTACTTCTCAGAGTCTACTACAAAATAGTGGTGATCTGATTAGTAATGGCACTATGACTGTATCCGCTGCTAATTTATTAGAGGGTAGTGGAACACTTGGTCCAGATGGTAGTTTACTTGCTTCTGGCGCATCTCTTTTACTGGATGTCGGAACACTTACTTCCAATGGCACATTAATACACGGGGCACAATCTGCTCTCGAAGCTAGTGGAACTTTAGGAAGTGATGGAAGCAATGCATTAACTAGTGCTACACTTAAATTAAATGCTGGAACACTAACATCTAATGGCACTTTATACATCACATCGGACTCTGTTGAGTCTGCAAGCGGCACATTAACATCTAATCCATCATTATATAATACATCCCAATCATTACTGGAAGCAAGTGGTACACTTGGAAGTAATGCAACAATGGGTGTTGATGGGGCTTCATTAAAATTAAATTCCGGAACTCTTGGTGCAAATGGCACATTGATACATGGTGCAGATATTGCACTATCAGGTTCTGGTATAATTACACCAAATAATACACTTATAAATAGTGGAAAAACATTTGTTGTTAATAGTGGCGAATTATTGCCTGGTGGTAGTTTATTAGCGGTTAGTGATTCTGCAATTTCTGGTTCAGGGACAATTACCAGCAACATTATGGTGTTGCGTGGAATTAAAGCAGTTGTTGGTATTACTTATAATGAATTTGCAAAAAAAACACAGAGACTAAATTATAAACC